GTAATAGTAACAGGTGCTAACCCTGAAACTCCAACTGTATCTAGTGTAGTTATTTCAGATAGTGGTAGAGGTTATGTTGTAGGAGATGCGTTAACAATCGCCTCAGGTGATTTAGGGACAGGACAACTAGTAAATGGGGTAGCATTAACTAATAACGGTTTAATACCCACAGTAACCAATGATATAACGCGAGAAGTAGCAGTTTATACTTCAACAGGTCATGGAGCTACAGTTAATATAGTATCATCTGGGGGTGTAATTACAACAGTAACTCCTGTAAATATAGGAACAGGATATGAAGCAGCTCAAGTAATTACTATTACAGATGCTCAATTAACAAATTTAGGATTTGGAGTAGTAAGTTCAGATTATACTACAACTTTACAAGCTGGAGATGTACAAAATTCATCAATAGTAACCCTTTCACCACTAGTTTCAAGTAATGTAACAACAGGTATATTTGAAGCACTAATAGCCACATCCGGTACAGGGTATGTAGTAGGTGAAACTTTAACAGTAAGTGGTAGTGATATAGGAAATGCAACTGATGCTGTATTTACTTTAACATTAAGTGATTTTACAGAAAATGGATCAAGAAGTTATTGGACGATGGATTTATTACCTACTTCATCTCTAATGTTTTCAAGTCCTCAGGTTACAGGAAGTATGTTTAATGGTTTCTTTAGTCAGGATATAGAGTTTATTTCTGTATATGCTGAAACAGAAAGAATGGATGTTGAATATGTAGTTGTTAACTCAGATAACGTATAAATAAAAAAATATGTCAAATATAGCAATATGGCCCGGATCTAGCTCATTCCAACCTGGAGATACACCTTTTGGGTTTTATGATAATGATCCTGAATTTCAAATAGATGCAGATAAATTTGCAGTTTTTGCAGCTAGGAGGTTAGGTTATCCTATAGTAGATATAGAATTACAAAATATAAACTTTTATGCAGCTTTAGAAGAAGCAGTAACTCTTTATGCTAATGAGTTATATGGGTATAAAGTTAGAGATAATTATTTAACACTTGAAGGGGCTGATGCTTCTACTATGGATATTGAAAACACTGTAATTGTACCTAACTTAGGAAGAATTATAGAAATATCGCAACAATATGGAGTTGAAGCTGGAACTGGTGGGAATGTAGATTGGCATAAAGGCTCAGTAGAATTAACAGCATCAATCCAGGATTATGATTTAGAAGCTTGGGCTAAAACCAATATACCCCATTATAAAAATCATGATATAGAAATCATGAGGGTATTTTATGAAACACCCCCTGCAATTTTAAGATACTTTGATCCTTATATTGGTACCGGAATGGGCACTATGAATTTAATGGATACGTTTGGTTGGGATGGTTATTCACCAGCAGGTGTAGATTTTTTATTAATGCCTATTAATTATGATTTACAGGTAATTCAAACCATTGAGTTCAATGACATGATTAGAAGAGCTAATTACTCTTTTGAAATGCACAATAATAAACTAAGAATATTCCCTATACCTGATGGGTCTGTTCCAAAATTATATTTTGAATATCTTCTAAAATCAGAAAGATCATCAGCATCTTTTGTAGTAGGAGGAAGCAGTACTATTTCTAATATTTATGATGTTCCTTATACAAACCCAAATTATGATGATATTAATTCTGTTGGTAGAAGTTGGATATTTGAATATGCTTTAGCTTTATGTAAAGAAATGTTAGGGTATGTTAGAGGTAAATATCAAGTAGTTCCAATCCCTGGAGATAATGTAACATTAAATGCAAATGATTTAATTACAGCCGCTACAGGAGAAAAAGAAAGATTAATTGATAGATTAAGAGCTTATTTAGGAGAAACATCAAGAGAAAAATTATTGGAAAGAAGAGCAGCAGAAAGTAAATTTGTACAAGAAGAATTAGCTAATGTTCCTTTCCCAATTTACATAGGATAATATGGCGTTATTTGGAGGAGCAAGAGATATAAGTCTATTCAGACATTTAAATAGGGAATTGATGGCTGACATCATTACCCAACAATGTTCTTTCTATAAGTTTAAGTTAGAAGAAACTAAAGTAAATATATATGGGGAAGCTGCTGAGGAAAAATTTTATATGGGTCCAGTTTTACTTAATTGTTTAGTTGAAAGAGCTAATGAAGACTTCCCAGAAACCGATTTAGGTACAGATTTTACATGGGGTGCTACTTTTAAATTTTTAAGAGATGATTTATTAAACAAAATGGAAGATTTTAATGCTGATTTTGCTCCCACAAATTATCAATATGGTGCAGATTTAGTTCCTGAAGTTGGAGATATTATTTTATATAATGAAGGATACTATGAAGTAGATAATATAAATGCTAATCAGTATTTTATGGGTAAAAACCCTGACTATCCAAATTCACCCCAATTACAAAACCCAGGTTTAGAAAAATTTGGATCATCAATTTCTATTATTTGCGAAACCCATTATGTCCCAGCTGATAAAGTAGGAATTACACAAGAAAGATTATATACTGGAAATAATTCAAACCCATCATTAAATGGCTAATAGAGGAAAAATACCAATACCTAAAACACAAAGAGAAATTTTAAATTCTCAAATTGAACCTTATAACCCCCCAGAGGGGTCACCTGGTTTTTCAGAAACTGGTAATCCTAATAACGCTAATGGGGTAAATAGAGGCAATCAATTATCATTTAGAGATGATTCAACAAAACCATTTTCATTAGGTATTAAAGACATTGATGAAGCTATAATGTATTATATGGAGGAAATAATTAAACCCACGGTAATACAAAATGGAACAGTTCAACAAGTACCCTTTATTTATGGTTCTCCTGAAAGGTGGAAACAAATACAAAAAGATGGATATTATAGAGATAAAAAAGGTAAAATAATGTTACCTTTAATTACTTTTAAACGTAATAACATTGAAAAGGTTAGAAATGTATCTAATAAATTAGATGCTAACAACCCCCACAATGTTGGTATTTTCCAAAAAAGTTATAGCATTAATAATGCCTATGATAATTTCTCAATTTTAAATAATAAAAGACCCCAAAAAGTTAATTATGCTGTTGTGGTTCCGGATTATGTTAATTTAACTTATGATTTTATTGTTGCTACCTATTATATAGAACAATTAAATAAAATTGTTGAAGCTATAAATTACGCATCTGATTCATATTGGGGTAATCCTGAAAGATATCAATTTAGAGCTAGAATAGATAGCTTTGCAACCCCAGTACAAGTAGAACAAAAAGGTGAAAGATCTGTAAAAGCAACTTTTTCACTAAAATTGTATGGATATTTAGTCCCAGATACAATTAATAAACAATTAAGCTCGATGAATACCCAAAAATTTATCACCCCCACACAAATTAAATTTAATATGGAAACAGTACAATCTATAGAACAACTAAATAATCAATCTCAAATAGATAATTCACGTCTTAGTATTCAATCAAATAATAATTTTACAGACTTTACGGATTCTAAACAATAATAATATTTTTTTCAATATTTATAAACAAAATTAGATGGGATTAATCTTAAGAAATATTAAAGGTTCTGAGTTAACTTGGACAGAGGTAGATGGGAATTTTTCCCAACTACTATATGATGTTAAGCTCGCAGGGGCTCAACTCCAGTTCTACACTAATAATGGAACAGATGATGTTTTAAAAAGAACAATAGATTTATCCCAAGTCCCAGGGTTTGCTGGAGTTACTGTTTTTAATAATAATGCCGAAATTCTAACAGGTGTTACAGAATTAAACTTTTTTGGAGCTGGTATTGCTGGTATAACAGCAGATCCTAATAATAACATCAAAGTTAATATTGAAATCGAAGGAGGAGGTAGTGGACTTGGATTCCCATATACAGGATCAGCACAAATTACAGCATCAGCAGAGAACGGAGACCCTAATGGTGGTTTTGCAGTAACAGGTAGTAGTACTTTTAATATAGAAGGATTAGGTAATAGATTTGCAATAGAAGGTTTAAATATAGATGATAGACCTCAAATAATGACTTATAATCCTACAACAGGTAAAGTAGGATATGTAGACGTAACAAGTGGCACAAGCGGATTTGCAGGTTCAGATGGTACTGCAGGTATATCAGGTCAATCAGGTTCATCAGGTTCAAATGGTTCTAATGGGGCTGATGGTTCTAGTGGTGCCTCTGGTTCTAGTGGAGCAACGGGGTCAAATGGTTCAAATGGT